GCGCGGCTGATGTCTATATGAGCGACTTCGGGACAATTTCGGTGGTTCCTAATAGATTCCTTAATAGTACAAACGCTGGTGACGAGACTGCTTTCATTGTAGATCCCGACATGGCTGCTGTGGCTTACTTGCGTCCCTTCCAAACCATTGAATTGGCTAAGACAGGCGACAGCGAGAAGACCCAACTGTTGGCTGAACTGACCTTGGAAGTGAAAAACCAAGCTGCTCACGGTATCGTGGCTGACTTGAGCTAATCTAACGAAAGTTAGTCAAAGCCTCCCTCGGGCAACCTTGGGGGGCTTTTTTCTTTATCACGCCAATGATAGAATTGCAATCATGGAAAACCCTACATTTCGCAAATCTGTTGCTCACGCTGATGGTGAAGGCGGCTTGGTCATTCAAACTGCCCAAGATGTGACTGCCATTGTTGAACGCAATAAAAAAGAGTTCAACAGCTATGACGAACGGGCCAAGTGGTCTGATGAGTTGTATGGCAACAAAGTAGCGTCTATTCCAATGACTGCAATTGACGACTTGAATCACCAAGGCATCATGCGTGGGTTTCATGTGATTGATAACGCTCGATTTGCTATGTGGTTGAACAACCCTGACAATCGGGCATGGCGTACTCGTCCGGGAGTAATCTAAATGAGTTTTACAAGTTACTCTGATTTACAGACGACCATCGCTGGTTATCTGGCCCGTTCAGACCTGACCACACAGATTCCAGACTTTATTCGTTTGGCTGAGACTCGTTTGCGCCGTGATCTGCGTATTCGTCAGATGCTCAAATCTGTCACTACTTCCACTGTTGCGGCTGACAGCACTGTTGAACTGCCAAGCGACTTCCTTGAAGTGCGTGACTTGGTTATCAACGGAAGCCCTCCACAACCGCTGAACTACGCAAGCCCTTCTGCGTTTAGCCGTAACACCCGCACATGGGAATCAGGCAAGCCACTGGACTACACAGTCTTGGCTAATGACTTCCAACTCGCTCCAGTTCCTGACGCTGTATATACAGTAAAGATGCTGTATTTCGCGGCTCCAACATTCTTGAGCGATTCCAATACAAGCAATGTTTTCTTGGCAAATACGCCTGATGTTTTGCTTTATGGTTCTTTGCTTGAGGCCGAGCCTTATTTGATGAACGATGCAAGAATCAACACATGGGGAACTATGTTTGATCGTGCGCTTGCGTCAATTACACGTTCTGACGAGCAAGGTCAGTATTCAGGCGTACCGCTTGTAATCAAATCAACTCTGTGAGGTAAATCATGGCTGAAATGTCTAACTACTTGGAGAACGCACTTATAAATGCGACTCTCCGCAACACTTCCTACACATCTCCAACGACTGTGTATTTGGCTCTATACACAAGCGATCCTACTGACGCTGATACTGGCACTGAAGTAAGTGGCGGCTCTTACGCTCGTCAATCCATTACTTTTGGCTCGCCATCTAACGGTGTGTCTACCAACACTGCCGCGATTGAATTCCCTCAAGCCACTGGCTCTTGGGGAACTGTTGCTTATATCGGCATCCGTGACGCATCTACCGCTGGTAACTTGCTGTATCACACTGCCTTGGACGCATCGAAAACAATTGCAACTGGTGACGTTTTCCGTGTCGCCATTGGTTCACTGAGCGTCACTTTGGCTTGATATGGCTGATTTGCTCCCACCGTGGACGATAGATAGTCTTGACCAGCTAAAGGCTAGTCTTGACGATCTGACGCTCACGCTGGATAGCGAACTATACATAACATCGGTCACGCTGTGGGATGCTTACGGTTCTGTCAATGCAACAGCAACTGTAGATGCCCAAGCAATTCGTGTTCAGCTTGCATCTGCAAGTGTCACGGCCTCGGCTAGTGTTTCTGCGGATGGCATAAGAGTTAGGCTGGCTGACGCTAGTATTGATGCTGTTGCAACGGTAACTGCTGACGCTACCCGTGTTCAGTACGGAAATGCGTCTGTAACGGCAACCGCTACTGTTACTGCTGATGCAATCCGTGTTCAGTATGGTGCTGGTGCTGTAGATTGCACTGCTACTGTTACGGCTAGTGGCACAAGAGTTCAGTTTGGTGATGCGGTTATTACTGCAAATGCGACTGTTACGGCTCTTGGCGGTATTGTTGCAAATGGGTCTGCAAGTGTCACGGCTGATGCAACAGTTACTGCTGACGCGATTCGTGTGCGTACCGCTGATGCCGCAGTATCTTGCACTGCAACAGTAACTGCTTTGGGTGGTGTCGTTGCTGATGGCGCGGCCAGTGTTGAGTGTGATGCTCAAGTCACAGCCTCTGCAAATGTTATTTGTGATGGCGTTGCGTCTGTCTCTTGTGATGCAACAGTTACAGCCGCTGGAACGAATGGTCACAATTGGACTGATGACATTGAGTCAGATAACACTTGGACAGTGACTTCTGGCAATCAAAACACATGGTCTGAGATCAGCGTATCTGAAAACACTTGGTCTGATATTTCAGTGTCTAGCAATACTTGGACACAGGCATCAAACGGGAATAATTCATGGCAACTACAAAACTAACATTTGGCGAATGGATGCCCGACCAGCCGGGGATTTCTGGCGCATTGACTGATGCCAAGAATGTCGTTTCTCAGGCTATTGGTTATGGGCCTTTGCCTACTGCCGCAACTTTCTCTGCCGCAGCGTCTGAGAACTTGACAACCCTTGTTGCTGGCAAAACACCAGCCAACACAACCAAGTTGTTTGCCGCTGGTTCAACCAAGATTTACGATGTTTCTGGTGTCGGCGTTTTAACTGATGTGTCAAAGTCTGGTGGTTACACGCCTAACGCAAACAGTGACCGTTTCCGATTCACTCAGTTTGGCAATGTCATTATTGGGACAAACAACAATGACCCAATGCAAGCCTATACATTGGGAACATCTACGGCTTTTGCTGACCTTGCCGCATCTGCGCCTGTTTGTAAGTTTTTGACAGTTGTCCGTGATTTTGTGGTCACTGCCTTTACAACTGAATCAAGCACTGTTTACCCTGCCCGTGTTCGCTGGTCTGGTATCAATGCCGAGACTTCTTGGGGTTCTAGCCAAACAACGCAAGCCGATTACCAAGACATTCCTGATGGTGGTCAGATTGTTGGCATCCGTGGTGGTGAGTTTGGTTTGGTGTTTCTGGAAAAAGGCATCTCTCGCATGAGTTATGTGGGTACGCCTTTCATCTTCCAGTTTGACAACATCTCTCGCGGTAAAGGCTGTATTGCCGCTGGCTCGATTGCACAAACCCAAGGCGTGTCGTTCTTCTTGTCTGACGATGGCTTCTATATGTGTGATGGTCAGCAAGTTCTGCCAATTGGCGCTGAGAAGGTAGATCGCTGGTTCTTTGCTAATGCTGATGAATCTGGTTTTGACTCCATGAGCGCGGCTGTTGACCCTGTTCGCAAGCTGATTATCTGGAACTTCAAGACCACATTCGCACAGCGTCAACTCATCATTTACAACTTCAAAACACAGAAATGGACTTATGGCAATGCTGGCGCTGATTACATCTCAGATGCTTCAACATCTGCAACAACGCTTGAAGGCTTGGATTCTATTTCTGCCAGCATTGATGCTTTGCCTGTAAGTCTTGATTCCATTCTTTACATGGGCGGCAAGTATTTCCTTGGCGGCACGAATGGCGCTTATGTTGTGACCTATAACGGCGCACCAGCTACTGGTCAACTGATTACAGGCGATTTAAACGCTGGTGGTCGCTCGGTGGTGACATTGGCTAGACCTCAGATAGATAACGGCTCTGCAACCGTTTCCGTGGCTTCTAGGACACTTCTAAGCCAAGAATTGGCCTTTGGTACTGCTGTGGCGGCTGATTCTGAAAACCGTGTGTCTTTGCGGTCAAACGGCAATTACCATCGGTTTAAGGTAACGCCTACTGGTGACAACTGGTCAACGGCTGTCAGCATGGACATTGACTTGTCTGGTCAGGGTGGTCGTTAATGGCAACGATGTTCAGATCACTTGCTCCATTTGGTCAAGACCCTCGGGCTATTTCCGAGGTCGTCAATGGCATCATGAATGGCAAGACGAACAATACCGGGACAATTACCCTTTCTACGGGTAATGCCACAACCACAACGCTTTATGACGAGCGAATCAGCCCTGATAGCAAGATCATCCTAATTCCGTTCTCTGCTGCGGCTTTTACTGATTCAACGCCTTATGGTGCTTTTCAGGACTCCACTGACCAGACTGCGGCATCTACAACCACTGCTTACCCTGTCAAGTTTGGAACAACAGACTTTGCTCATGGGATTAGCATTGCCAGTGATAGCCGCATAACAGTCAAGAGTTACGGCATCTATAATGTGCAGTTTAGTT